CCCCAACCACCACCGGCAACAAGGCTACTTGCCTTGTTGCCGGTGGTGGTTGGGGTGAAGGTGACGGCTGTGGTGCAGGTGGCGAGGTTGGCAATGGAGCCGGAGCAGGTGTCGGTGCCTTTGGTGAACTGGGAGCTATCTCCGCCGGTGATGGCTGCGGAGATGGTGACGGAGCCGCCGCTGGTGTTGGTGAAGGTGACGGTCACGGAGTTGGAAGTGTGGTTAGGGTTGGTGCGACCGAAAGAGATGGAAGTGGGGGAGACGTTGATGGCTGTGGTGCCGGTGCCCTGTAATAGCTCCGTGTCGGGGGAGTTGGGGTCGTTGCTAGTGACAACGATAGCGGCGTTCTCCACTCCTACAAGGGAGGGAGTAAAGGTTACGTTGACGGTGCAGGTGCCGAGGACAGCAATGGTGCCGGGGCAGGCGTTGGACTGGGCGAAGTCAGCACCGTTGGTGCCGGTTGGATTGGCCACCACAACGGAAGTACAGGAGGCGGTGCCGTTATTGGTGAGGGTGAAGGGAGAGGAAGCGGAGGTCGCTCCTAGTGTGGTATTGGGTAGAGTGAGGAACGATGGGGATAGGTTGAGGGAGCAAGCGGTAGAGACGGTAGCGCTTGCTTCGTTGGAGTTAGAACTCGTCCCAGCAGAATTGAAGGCGTTCACGCGGTAGAAGTAGGTGCCATTGGGGCGGGAGGTGTCGGCGTAGGAGGTGGCGACGCCGAGGGTGGCGATGGTGGTATAGGGGCCCCCGGTGACGGTGCCACGGAGGACGTTGTAGCCGGTGGGGGTGCCGGTGGAGGCGACCCATGTCAAGTTGACGGTTGACCCCGTGACCCCAGTTGTCAAGCTGGTGGGGGCGGCGGGGATTGAGATGGAACTGACGCCGGTGCCGGTGACGGAGATGGCGGCGGTCGCGGTGCCGTTCATGGTAAGGGTGCCGCTGGAGGTGGTGGCGGCGACCGGCTGGTAGACTATCTTCACCGTGCAGTTGGCTCCGGCGAGGATGGTGCCCGAGGCGGCGCACTGGCCTGCGAGGCCGGTGTTACCGTTGGTGAATACGGAAGGGGTGAGCACAATGGAGGTGAATGTCTCGGTTGCCGTCCCCACATTGGAGATGGTGACGGTTTGGTTAGCGGTGGCGGCGACGGTCACGTTGCCGAAGCCAACCGAGTTCGGTGAGAAGGATAGCTGCGGCGAGGACGAGGGCGCGACGAGGGGGTGCGGATAGGTAAAGGCGGTGTAGCCCGGCTTCGGGGTGCCACCCAATGCACTAACGCTCCCGCCACCGGAGGGGAGGGTGATGGGGAGGGGGAGACTAGTATTCTGTGCGTCCCGTCCCCACTTGAAGTATGTGTTCCAGTCGAAGCCGCAGGGGTTGCCCCACGCCCATCCTGACCCAGCTTGTAGCGGGGCGCTGGCGTTGCCTACATTGCCCCAGTACCAGATGGGGTCGGTGAAGTCGGCACTACCATTGTTATTCTGTCCGAGTTGATGGTTGACGGGGTACACGTCGGCGGCGCATGAGATGCCACCGGGGCGGTCATCTTCCGCGCCACGGTTATTCATACGGAACTCGCCCTTGGTGCCCCAGCACATACTGGTGAGGTGGTCGAGAGTGTTGTTATAGATGACGCCGGTGCCGCCGCGTATCCATACGTAGGAGCCGATGTTGGAGAGGGAGGTGGTCCCGGCAGCACAGGACTTGTCAGGGAATAGGAAGGAGTTGTTGTATATCTCGAACTCGCGCATACCGTAGGGGGAGCTATCGTGGCCGTGAGAGTTGAACCCGCCGGATTCACTGAATGTATTGTGGCGAACAACGATGCGGCAATTGTCGTCGCAGTCGAATACACCATTCGCACCACCTGAGAAAGTGGAATCTTCCACATAGACGTTGAGCAGTCCTGAGGAGTCGTTCATTCCGAGGGAGTCAGCGGTGGTCCATGAGGTCGTGTGGGTGAGGTCCTTCACAGTCATAAAGAAGTCGCCGTAGTGGGTGCTGGCGAAGGAGATGTGGGAGAAGATGGTGCCACCCGCGACGAAGTTGTCAATGGGGGTGTCGTCGTTCACGGAGAAGGCTACATTCTGGAAGATGACGGGCTGCCCGGTGGGCCAAGGACCGTTGATGGTGATGGGGTGGGGGAGGGTGTTCGCGCCGGTGGCGGCGATGAAAGTGAGGTTCTTGATGCGGATGATGGCGCTTTGCTTGGTGATGTCGAAGGTGGAGTGGGCGGTTACGGTGATATTAGTGACGCCGATGCCTGCGCCGTTGAGGGTGAGGGCCTTGGCCAATACGACGCTATGCAGGCCCCACGATGCGCTCCCGCTAGAGATATTGATAGTATCCCCGGCAGTCGCGTTCGTTATGCACGTCTGCACGCTAGCCGAGTCGGGCGTGGTTGTCCACGTCGGGCTGCTCCCAGTACAGGCGGCGCGGGTGGAGGTTGCAATCAGCAGAAGGAGTAATAGTCGCTTCACATTTTCTCCAATCTTACAGAAACATCGTAGGTAGGCGTGTTGGCGATGGTGACACCCCAAGTGATTGCCGTGGATGCCTTCGCGCGGAGCGCTTGAACTAATTGTGGGATACCTGTGGTCACAAGAGCGGTACACGTATCGGTGACACTAACGGTTTGGGCAGTAGAAGCCGTATCTGTGTATTTCAAGTTCAACGTGGCTGTAGCCGCCGCACTGGTGGTGGTGCAGTTGATGGTGCCAGAGAACCGCCACATTGAAGCAGTGGGTGGCGTGACCATCGTGGTGTCGGTGATGGCCGCAACTTGCGCTGTAGAGTCCTTACCGTAGACGATGGTTGTTCCACCGGGAATGGCGGCGTTGGTGATATTGGGAGTGGAGTTGCAAATGGCGTTGTAGTTAGCTCCATCCGACATGATCGTGCAAACTTCGTTGGGAGCCATGACAAGAGTGGAGCGACCGTTGACGGTAGAGACGGTGGGAGTAAGGGTAACGAAGTTCGGACTCTGGTTTTCCAGTGTAACTTGCCACCCGGCACCAAAGGTGGTGACACCCGTGACGCCGTAGCTTGCTAGGTTGATTGCGGTGGCGTTGGGGTCGGGGTCGGGGGAGGTATAAGTAACCGATGCCACTGAGTTCAAGTTGCGGTCACAGAAGTTCTCAGAGGAAGAAGTTCCGCGTTCATTCCAACCTGTCGGGCAGTGAAGTCCTTCTCCTGCTTTACCTTCGATGGCGATGGCGATGGAATTGATGTTGGACACGGAGACGGTAGCGGAGGGAGTGCCGGAACCACTGGGGCCAGCGTTGGTAGCTTGGTCTACGGTCATGGCGGTGTATTCGTTCGCTTGGACCACAATTGCACCCGCGCTGCCGCTCAAGTGAATTGTAACAGTGTTGCTGCCAGAGGCGGCTATGTTGTACGCAACGTAGACATATAGGTTGTCGTTGAATCCGCTGAAGTTGACCTTGGCAGGTTGAAGCAGATTAAAGGAGTCGCCTGCGGTGTCGGTGACGCTGGTTACGGTGGGGGTAAACTCACCTGAGATGGAGATGAATAGGGTGTGCCCTGCGCTTTGCGAGAACGCAGTGATGCCGCAGTTGGTACAACTGGTTGCCGTACCATTAAAACGATTGGATACGAATGCGGCGGAGCTAATTTGCCCGGCCTGAGGGATGGAGACGGCGATAGCTCCCCCGGTAGCGGAGAACACGTCGCGGAAGAGATTATCTCCATTTAAGATGGCGTAAATGAGTCCCGAATTAGGCGATGAGCTTGTTATGTAGTTAACTGATGGAGATGGTGGTCCAGGGTTGCCGCTAATGGTGCAATCGGAACGGGTTGCGCCACTGTTGTCTACGCATGTGACGTTGGTACTACCAGAGGGAATGAAGTTTAAAGTTGCGCGTTGAGTAATGGCGGTGCCGCTGTTTTCGAGAGTGCTATACCCTCCACTACTTCCATTTACGGTGATAGTAGTGGTGTTGCCGGAATTGACGGGGGAGAGTGTGATACCCGTGCCGTTTACAAAATTAGCTACGGGTTGCGTTCCCGTTCCATTAATTTGAATGGTGGTCTTACCTCCACCGTTGATGGCGGCGGCGTTTAGCTCGGAGGGGGAGAGGTTACGAATGATAGCGGCTGTGCCTGCTCCCCCATTGCCGCTGAACACGAACCAGTAGGGTTGGCCGTTGGTTGGAGGAGAAGTAGAGCCGGTGTCGTGGAGGTCGCCGTTCACCGTGGTGGAGAGTTGAGCAAAGTGGAGGGCGGTCGCTGAGTTGTCGAATATCACGGAACAGAAGCCAATAGTACAGACGCCGGTGAGGCCGGTGGTGCCGGGGGCGGCCTTGACGCCATTCGTCGCTGATCCAACTGGGTTGTTGGTGGCGGCGGTCGCGAAGGCGCATGTTTGGACTTTGCCCGCGCCATCGTCGCATATCATCTTGTTCAGCACAGTTCCAGTTGAAGCATTGTTAGTGGCCTGCCACTGGTAGGCACCTAGGGTGTTCACATCGAAGCCCTCGATGTTCATCAGGGGCTTTGGGTTCTCGCGATAGGGGCCCACTTTGGCGGAGTAGTTAGTGTTGTCGGAGAAGATAGAGGTGCCGTAGCCGGGGGAGATAACAAGAGTTGCCCCCGCGCCGCCGCCATCGTCAATGGTTGAGACAGTAGGGGTGACGGTGAGGGTGCCGTTGATGGTACGGATGAAGGTAAAGAAATTGGAGTCACAGGCGGTCCCGTTACTAGCTTGGGGGAGGGTGACGGCGATAGGACTCGATGAAGTGAATAGAAGGTAGGAGCCCCGGTCAGTACCGCAGTCGATGGTGTAGGTGGTGCCGGACTGAGTATTGACGGGGACGCCTTCGGTACAATTGACAAAGGTGGCAGCGGGGGAAGCGGTGGCGTCCCAGCAGAGGGAATCGCCTTCCCTGACGTTGGTGATTTGGGCGGTGATGAAGGTGTCGCCGGGATTGCCCGAGGTGGGACCAAGGTCCTGTAATGTCAAGTTACCCGTATTGTTAAGGAATCCCGCAATGTGTCCCGATGTCACTGTGGGCGGGAAGGTCGCGAATACTTGTGAGGTGCCGTTGAAGCCGAGGTAGTTGTTATTGTTGACGTTGGAGTCGTAACAGATTTGTCCATTAATGTTGGGCGTGCAGAGTTGGATGGAGGGTAGGGTGAGGGGGGAGGTGAGGGCGGCGAGACTTAACGACCCATTACCAAATGAAAGGGCGGTTGCGCCTAGATCAAAGGACTTGGATACGTTAGGGTCGAGAACTTGGTCGAGGCGGGGCAAGGTGCCCGGCCCGCCAGCAGAACCTCCCATTGTGATAACGAAAGACTTGGAGACGGAACCACTCAACTGTACGACATATTGACCCGCAGCGACCCAAAAGCCATAGGTGCCAGCGGGGCCCAGTTGGGTAGGATTGGAAGCGGGGGTGGTGAGGCCGCTGTCACTGAAGAGGGCGGCAGCGGAGAGGGAAGCTGTGCAAGGGTTCGGCGCGGGACCGGGCGACGGGAGAACGCAGACGGTGAGAGTGGCATTGGGCGCGGGCGGGTCGAGGTTGTAGAAGAAGCCACTTTGTGCCCACGCGGCGGGGGCCATCAGAAGGGCCAATAGGATTAACAATTTTCGCATAGATGTGTCCTCACTTCGCTGCTACTGTCCAGTTTGTACCATTGCAATAGGCTAGAACATGAAAGCCGCCACTTCCAGTGATAGTGGCTCCCCATGTGTTAGTGGTGGAGTCGGTGACGGGAGCGGTAGTACCTTCATTGCTGCCACCACAACCACCAATACTAGAAAATGTGCCAGCGGTTAGTTGGAGATAGCCTGCACCGAGGTGCCCCACCTTGCCGGAACTACCATTAGTACATATTACTTCAGGAGGGTTAAGCTGGTCGGCACAATTGTTACTATTGGCCAGATTGGTGTTATTCCATGTCGTGTTGTAGAAGGAGTCGAAATGTCCTACTGCTCCTATACAAGCACCATCGGAAGGAAAGATACCGGGGTAACCTGCGTCAGTCAAGGCAATACAAGTGCCAATGTGAAAGCCGAAGTTAGGGCCCCAATAGGCAACGGTGCGGTTGTTAGAGTTCGCGGTTGCCATGAGGGGGGCGTTATTAGTAGTGCCGGGAAGCACTAGAAAAAGGGAACTACAAAGGTCCGCGTTGCCATCGTTGACGGGAATCCATCCGGTTGATTGGTGCCAAGTGCCTCCGCCGCCGGGGTTAAATGATGCGGTGGTCGGGACTAGGGTATTTGCGGCTTCAACCGTCCAAGGGGCGCTTGCGGAGAAGGTTGCACCCGTACTACAAGGAGTAATGCCACTTCCGCCGCCGCCTCCGCTGGCGTTGATGGTGTAGTGGACCCGGGTAGCGCCGGGGTCGTTGGTGGCTGTGATGGTGACGTTGGTGCCGGGGATTACGTCGTAGTTGGGTTCGGTGCCCACTAATGAATTGTTGAGGAACCATGAGGGAGTGGTGCCGCCACCACCTGTGCCTCCGAACTCGAACACGACGGTGCGGGTGGAGGTGCTGCCGCTGTACTGAATGAAGTATTGCCCGGCGGCTATCCAGAAGGCATAGGCACCGTCGGGGCCGAGGGAGACGGGATTACGGGCGGGAACGGTGAGGGCCATGTCGGAGAAGGTGGGGGCCGGGTTGGTGCAGGGGTTGGGAGTGGGGCCGATGGGAGTCATGGGACAGACACGAATGGTGGCGTCGGGAGCAGGAGGGTCGATCTTATAGAAGAAGCCTTGAGCATAGGCGGCGGGCGTGGTCAAGAGAGCGAGAATGAGAAAGAGTTTCCGCATAGCTACCTTCATATTAGCCGATGAGAGGGTCAGGTCAATCTCCGTATATGGTGTTGATTACCGGCGGGCGGTTGCGGGCGGTGTGGTTTGGCGACTTGTCCCTTCTCGGCGCGGGCTTGGCGCTTCTGCGGGTCGTGGGGAACTTGCCCGCCCTTCTTGCCAGCTTGGGGCTTGCCCCCGCCTTGGCCTTCGGGTTGACTGGGGCCACCTTGAGGGGCACCGGGTCCACCCTTTTGACCTGAAGCGTCCGCGCCGCCCCCTTGCTGCTGAGGGCCAGCCGAGGCCACGACCGATTGCATCATCTGCTGCTTGTACATGTTCATTATGTGAAGCTGGGCGTGCTGCAATACCAGTTGAGTGATTTGGGGATTGGTGGATGCTTCGTCACTATTCAGCCACACGCGACACACATCGATGTGAACGGCGTCGTTGTCCTTAATCATCACCGGCACTATCTGGGTCATGGTCTGCTTCATCTGCTCGATTTCCTTCCACTGGACCTTCGAGTCCATGTAGAAGGTATCCAACTCAGTTGGGAGGTGGTAGAGTTCGAGGGCCTTACGCATAACGCGGGGGTCCTGTGGATTGAGGAGGCCCGAGGCGACCGCTTGCGACAACGCTTCCTGCTGGGCGGGGTCGATGGGGAGGACGCGACTCTCGATAACGAACTTATCCATATTGAGGGCCGCACCCTTTAGCTTCTCGTACTCCCACCGCCCGTTGATGCCCATGACGGCGTTGACGCGCTCGTCGAGCCAATTTTCAGCGGCAAGCTGTAACACCTGCCGCGCCCACGATTCGTCGCTTGTTTTCCATAGCATCAGGTTGGGCAACAGGGAGTTGTCCGACTTGGCTGCCATGCTCTCCTGTCCGCCGAAGGTGTTGACGCCGGGTTGATGCTGCCCGACCGCAGAGGGAGAGACGCGAGAGTGGAATTGCATATCCGCTAAGTGAGCGGCACGCCATTGCCACGTCTCATTGGAGAGGGGCATGGCGTCGATCTTGGAGAAGGAATCTTTGATAGGGCGACCCGCCGACTTCGCTTCAATGATGGTGGAGGGGTCGTTGAGGATGTCGTTCTTATCGATCCGTTGGGAATCGATTACGAGTAGTGGAGCGGAATTGTAACCTTGGTTCCGCATGATGAGACGGTCGGTTTCATCGAGCTTGAGTTGCTCGGGGATGATGTCGTCGTCCCCGTCTCCCCAGATACGTCCCGGTACTGGAATGTATATGTAATGCGTCCAATGGTCATCGATATTGGCGTTGCGTGCTTCGAGCAGGGTGTCGCCGGTTTTGGCGATGTAGAGCCCATCGGGGAATCTCCTCTTCAATTCGGAATCGAAAAAGTACTGTGAGGGGCGGAGCCATGCCTCGACTAGGAGCGCTTTCGCGGCTGCCGTCGCCCTTTCGTACCACGCCGCGTACTGCGTCGGGTCGCCGGGGAGGTCGGCAAGGGATTGGAGATAGATGAGCCCCAAATCTCCCCCGGTCGAGTAGGCCTCCCCGCCGCCCTCGTCCCCACGGGGAGCGAGGTTAATGTTCGGGTACTGAGACTGTAGAGCGAGGCGATCAACAACACGATTGCGAATAATAAAAGGAGCGTGGAAAAGGTCATAGCTGGAACTCCTGATGTAGACTTCGAGCGGGTTGACGACCTCGGTGACTATCTCACCCTTGGGATAACGAACGGTGCCGGTGGCAGTGGGGACGGTGGAGACGACGGGCGGCTTCTGCTCTACCGGGAGGCCACAAGCGGGGCACGCGGTAAACGACCCCTCCAAGGGACCATGCTGGGGGCAGACGACGCTGCCGGGGGATAGTAGTACATCGACATCCGTGTAGACGGGAGTCGAGATATATCCGTAACGAGTATCTTTCGAGTAGTAGGTGTAGCGAAAGCTATTGCCAAAGAGTCGTAGGTAGATGGCCTCAATGACTCGGAGGTAGTCATACTTGTTGGTCTTTTTGATGATTTCGAGTGCGGTGCGTGCCGCCTTCGTAGCAGCCTCAGCCTCTTGGTCACTGTTCGTGGGGACGGGCTCGATGAGCGGTGCGTTTTGGACATATGCTCTCACTCCATGCAAGATGAGCGTTCGATAGTAATTGTTGGGGAAGGAATAGTCACCGGAGTCCTGTAACAGTACGTCCCACGCGACGTTAATCTCTGACCACTCTAGCTCGTGGTAGCCTTGGTAGATGAGAGCGTTTCGCATCCACTTGCGCGCGAATTGGACCTTCTCGAAGCTACCTTCGCGATAGTAATAGTCGGCGAGGCCGAGGAGACGCTTATCGAGCTTCTCGTCGAACTTGTACAGCGGTTGTATGTCACGCGGCTTCGGCTTATCTGTTTTACTGTGAACAGGCTTATCGGCCCCTTTGAAAAAGTCAGCGACCTTCCCGCCGAGGCCACGGATGAGGGACTGGTTGGCGCTATCGCCGGGTTCGACCGTAGTGGTAGCGCCCGACTCATTGGTATCGGTGCCTTCGCTGCCACCACCACTTCCGGCTGCCATCGCGCCATGGGGAATGTCTGCCACTACTCCTCCACGAATACAGCGTAATCTTTGCTTTCGATTTGCTTTTTGTAGCGGATGCGGTCAACCGTGTAAGTCAGACCGCAGGGGATATTGCCATTGGCCTGCCAGTCGGAGAACGGTCCCGGCGCGATGTAGACGGGGATGTCCATGTAGGTGTCGATGGAGACGTTCTCCACCGTTCGGGTAGTACCGTCTTTGCTGAAAAGGATGGCGTTCACTGTGGTTTCCTCCATGTGACTGCCGAGGGCACGCCGGGGGTTGGGACAGAGATGCGCCTGCGGGGGATTGGTTCGGACTTCACGAGAGCGGGCTCGGGCTCACCGTCCATAATGTGCATCGGGACGCCCTGCTTGTCTAAGAAACTCCGCATCCACTTCGTCGTCTGCTGGTGATGCAGCCACGTTTGGAGCACGAGTGCGGCCCCCATCACGACCACCACCGAGAGCAGTAGCAAATTCATCGCCCGCTTCCTCCCATTCGTCAACGATTCCGTACTTGTGTCGAGACTCGATTGGCATGTCTACCATGAGCAGCACTCTCCTTTGTAGCGGGGGACGGGGCCGGTGAGGGGGTGTTCCACTGTCTCATAAAGTACCAAGCTGTGAGCAGGCCGCCCGCAGCGAGAGCAGCGTCCAACAAAAGGACCAAGTACCACGTTAGGAGCAGAGAGGATGTCACCATGTTCCCGGTCCACCTGTGCCTTTAACCCTTCTCGTTCGTTTACGTTTGCCATTGAACTCCCGCTTGACCTCGACCACCGCCAACACGAATAAGCCTAATCCCATCACAACGGAGGCGGCGGCTTCCACTGTAGAGCATAGCATCATCCACAATATAGGGTCCATGTGTCATTCCTTTTCATCCTGCTTGTTAATGATGGCTTGGGCTTCCTGCCACTCGATGCGGTCATCGTCGTTCCACGCGGCGCACACGTCCCCGTTGGCTACGTTGGACTGGAGGACTCGGCAGAATCCGTGTGGCTCGTCTCGCTTGTCATCTCCATCCACCATGAAATAATCACAGTCGTCCCCACCATTACAGCCCCCACAGTTTGCACCTCCGAGTTCCTGCCCCACCCGAGGAGCATTAATCCAGAGAAGGCCAAGAGTCGATGGAGAGTTCGCAGCGCGGAAAGCCTCGATTCCATAGGACGGGGTTCCGTGCTCGTGGGCTCCGCAGCAGGGCCAGTATTCAATCGGTTTATCAGGGGAACCGTATGTAAATTTCCGCACCACGGGCAGGGCACCGATGAGGCCGCAGCTTTTCCCATAGTTATAGAACTTGCAGTTGTAGCATGACGCTGGCTCATTGCACATCTCCGCCGCCGTCACGAATAGGACGGAGGCCTTGTCGAGAGTAGGGACGGTGAGGATGTCCGGTTGCGACTTGGCTCGACGGATAGAGTTAATCTTGGACAAGTGCTTTGTCTTATACTTCAGGAAGCCATCCAGCATGACTACCCTTTCTTGCTGATCTTGACCTTCACTGACTTAATCTTGGCCGCTTTCGACGCACGCGACGCGGCCCCCACGGCAGTCTTGACGATGGGGTCCTCCGCCCGGCCCGGCCTCGTTATCCCAAACCCTTGCCCACTACTTATGTTGGCTGGCATCTCTTTCTCCCTTCACCTTCTTTACCTTTGATGCGAAGTCGCTTAGCTGCGATTCGCTCATCTTGGTCTTGGTGGCTTTCCCGGCGCGGCGACGGGCCAGTTCGGCCCCCATGAAGCGGCGCTGTTTGTCGCTGGTGGATGGCATACCTATTCTCCTTGCTTAGATGGTGGCGAGCCATGCTTTCTCCGCGTCCCGTGCTGAGTCTACTAGGTTGCGATGGTTGGCCGAGGTGTTGCGGAAGTTGTTGATTACCGAATCCATCGCGTCCTCGATGTCATCGACGGTGAAGGGGTCCGCCTGTGAGAGGGAGGTGAGCCATGTGATAGAGGGGGAGCCGACGATGGGGGTGCCCATCGCTACGGTGTCGGCGGCGATGATGGAGAACGTCTCGCTGAAGGAGACTTGCATCCCGAGGTCCATGTCCACTATGAAGTCGAGGAAGTCTTGGTGGGACATCCACGGGTGGCGCACCAGTTGGTAGGGCGTGCTGTCGAATAGGGCCAATAGGTTCTTGAGAACTGGATCACCCCCTGACTCAACGCGGGTGTCGTTGATGTGGAACACGAGGTCTAGGTTGCGGCTGTCAGCGAAGCGAAGGGCGGCCATCGCCTGCAATAGAGTATTCTTGAGGGGGCGGATGGCTCCCATGCAGGCTATGTCGATGGTGCGGCCCCGAAAGCGTTTGTGGATGAAGTGGCGGTCGGGGACAGGGTAGAACGTGGGCAGATAGAGTAGCTTGGCGAGGGGGAGGGCCTTCACTCGATAGACTGTGGTAATCTCACGGAATCCCTCTAAGCTATTCATCGCAACGAACACATTGTCCTTCGCGGCGTAGTGGCTGATCCAGTCTATCGCTATGCCTTCTTGGGCCATGAAGGGAGCCTCGCTATGGACGCGCACGATCCACTTGACTGTGGGGTGGAGAGCCTGCAACTCATTGAACTTGTCGGGGATCACCCACAGCGCCTCGATAATCACGGTATCCGGTTTGAATAGAGTGACCTCGCGGTCGATATCGTTGTTGTCGATCACCTCGACGAGCTTGGTGACGAAGCCATTATCGGTCAGCATGTCCGCAGCAAACTGTGCGCTATTGAAAAGGCCCGACGAGAAGCCAGCCCGATAGCTGTACGTGCCATAGTTTAGGCGTTGCTTGAGGACAAACAGGACCCGTTTGGCCATTGTGTTAGACCGATACGATGAATCCGCGATGGTAGTCGTTGCGGTTGGCGTCCTCGGCGTATGCCTTAGAGAGGGTCGCGCCCGTGCTGCCACCATTCACCGTGGTGTTGAAGGAGGTGAAGTCAGCAGAGGTGAGGGTCATGGCGAATCGCAACTGTCCATTCGAGTTGAGGCCGTCGTTGGTCATCCAGAAGTCGAGGCGCACGTTGCCATCAGCGAGCTTGGTGGCCTGAACGATGGTCCCTTTAATGTTAATTGCCATTTTGTCTCCTTGTTAACCACAGTTAATAGAGTGCCGTTTAAACGGGCGTGATAATTCGGGACTCGGTAGGCGCTGCGGCCTGCTCCGCCTGCACTTGGGCCACTTTTTCCTTCATTAGGGCCGCCATTTTGTCCAAAATCTCGTTATCTTTCAAGATTCCACGTTCGACGAGGAGCGATTCGAGCGCCTCGACGGCCATTGCGGTCGATGCGACGTTTTGGAGGAGCATATTCTCCCGAGAAATGGCCTCGCCACGCGAAACGGGGACCGCGAGGGCGCGTTCGAGCTTTTTCATCTCCCGTTCATGTCGTTTTGCGACCTTTTCCTCGTGCCAATTCATCGTCGGGGCCTCCGCTCCTCTCAGCATAACACTCAGAATGGCTAACGCAGCATAAAATTGGGCCGCTGGAATCTCATCCCGGCGGGTCGCCGCCACTTTTTCCCGCCGTTCGCCTTCTCACCGTCCCGTTTGTGTAGCTCTACATCACGCCAATACATACGGGACATCTCGTCCAATTGTGGGTTCTGCCACGTAGCCAGAACGGGGACTTTCTCGGGCAAGGGGCGGAACGTGTGGATGGCGTAACGGAGAGCATCCGGGCAATGAGAGTGCTCGTGGGAGGGTTCGTTGGTGTTGTTTCCCGAACGGTCTTTCGCCCACTTGTACGATGAGAGCGCATTTATAGTTTGGATGCAGTTTGACCCGACAAAGTAACGCGACGAGCCCACAATTTCTGAGAAGGGGTGGATGAGGCGTTGGTCGATGTGCATGTACTGGGCGCACTTGAAGAGGCCCGGCTGCACATCCTTCACCGCGTCCTGACCCATCACGTTATGCTCGGCCAACTCCATCGCACTCTGGCGGTCGGCGTAGTCGTAGGCCATCCCCTCTTGGTAGCGATTGCCCATGATGCGGTGGTATTGGTCGGCTACTTCCTCGACCAAGAGCGAACCTCCAAATAGCTCATCAAATTGAAATAGCCTACCATCAGGAGAAATAGCAATGAAAGCCAAAGCCCACGGGTCCCCTTCAGTTCCGCACCCAATATCAACCCCGACAATAACTGGCCAATTGTCAGGGGGCACATTACTCCCCATAAAGTAAGGGTGGGACTTATTGACATTCCAGACGTGGGTTCGCTCGGAGAACTCTTTGTAGATGAGGTCGGAGAAGTCGTTGAAGTATCCGTGGATAAAACGGTCGGCCCAGTCTGGCGGGTAGGTGGCGAGCATATTCTCGATGTAGTCTTTGGGGAGGTGGGTGTTCTCCGTGGACGCCGCCGTGACACCATGATTTGCGCTAAACTTGGCGAGTCGATTCGGGTCAAAGAAGTGCCTCCACACCCAATCGTGTCCAGCGGGATTGGATGACAAACGGATTAGATGCCGGGGAGCGGTCTTGCGGCGAAGGCGACCGATGAGGAGGAAGTAGATTTCCTCGCTAATCTCGGTAGCCTCGTCCACATATGCGGCGGAGAGGTTCATGGACTTGATGTGGCCCACGATCTTTGGGTCACTCATGTCGAGGTGCTTGAACACGGTCTGGTGCCCGTTGCTCCACGAGAAGCGGGACTCCGAGGGTCGCCACTCGCCCCACTCCGCCTTCGTCAACTCAAGGAAGGTTTTCATCGTGCTGTCCTTCAGCGAAGGCATATGAAGGCGACCGATGAGGGAGAACCCATTGGGGTCCACGTGGGCGTTGAGGATAGCTGACATACAAAGCGAGACGGACTTGCCCGCGCCCTGCCCCCCGACGTAGGCGGCATTGCGCGCATTGGACTTGAGGAACTCCGTCTGCTTGGGGAGCAGCCCGGCGAACGCTTCGTCGAATCCAATCTCTCCGGCTTCAATGGATGGCATAGCTAGGGCACCCTCTTTACCTGAAGCGTCGGACCGCCAGCTTCCCTAAGTCTAAAGAAGTGCCTACCCCCCTTAGCTAGGAGAGAGACTTTTTTATATAAAGATAAAGATGCCCATCTGGGTACACCTTTATCTCGACTTGGGGAACCTTTCCCCTCAAAGACGCATCTTAGGGATGAGGAGGCCGACATGGCAATCGCGAGTAAGGCTGTGCTACTAAAGCGAGGGATCATACTGGAACCCACCAAGGAACAGCGGAAGTGGAAACGCTGGTGGTGGCAAACCATCGAAGGGCGCGAGGTGTGGTGCAAGAAGAAGAAGGTCCCATACCAATTCACCAACGAGCGCCTATTACATTTCAACACTGTCACATTGGAGGAGTAGATGGCCCGACGAACGAAGTCACAGCTAGTTGAATGCCTAACCGAGGAGCAGCGCGAGGGCATACGCAGGGGGTGGAAGATGCCCGGCACGTACTTCCCCGGCGAGAAGGAGCGCGAGCACGCCTTCGCTATCGAGGAGCGGGCACGCAAGGCGGGGGTGGAGGTCAATGAGAGGCGCATACTCTTAGAGGTTCCTCAGCGTGCTCCGACTGTGGAGGAGCCTCAACTCACTGGTGGGCAGCCACTTGAAGATTAGCCCCTTGCACCGGGGGCAGTGTTCTATCGCGACGCCGAAGTGCCAGTGCCCACAATACACGCAATAGCTATTCATATCGCTCTCTCGGACGGGAGGCTCCGGTGCCGCCTCGCCC